GGCGGCTCCATTGCGTCGAGACGGCCGGAACGATCCTTGGCCGGGAAGCCCCACTCGTTCGCGGGGTCAGTGACAAACGCCCGATAGGGCGGGCCTTCATCCGGGCGGATAATCGCAAGCGTGATAACCTCGTCCACGATGCCAGGCATCTCGCGCCCGGCCTTTGCGCCATCGACCTGCATTGCCCACGACTTGCGCTTGAAGTCGTCTTCCTTCTCTTCCAGCAGCGCGACGAACACCACGTTTTGCGCGCGCGCGTGCTGCAAGCGGGTGATCCATTGGATGAGCTCGCGGCCGTGGAGGCCGTAAGTGCCCAGCAGGTTCTTCTCGCCCTTCGCGTTGAAGCTCTCGGGCTGGTGCTCGCACCAGTTGAAGCACAAGCGGCCGGCGACCGTGATGCTGTCGATGAAGATCGTGGAATACTTCGACAGGCTGTCAGCCGATCCGAACCGCGCAACAGCGCGGTCATAGTGGTCCTGCCCGTACTGGTCTTTCGGCCGCACGTTCAGGTTCGGGCCCGCCAAGAAGCACGCCAAGTCGCGGCATTCTTCCCAAGTGCCGGGACGCATCTGGTCAACGCGCACATCCTGCACGGCGAGATCGCCGGCCTCGAGGTCCACGAACAGGGTAGACGCTGGATCGATAGTGCGAAGCAGCGATGTTTTGCCGACGCCGGGAGGGCCGAGGATGAGGGCCTTGACCCCCCTCGTTTGGCGCATCCGTTCGTCGGCCGAGATGATGGGCAAGCCCATGTTTCGGTCCTTTCCTTTTCGGCCCCCTGCCCTTGCTCGCGAGAGTTTCGCGGCGACGGAAAGGAAAGGAGCCAGCGCGCCCACTTATTCGCGCGGCCTAAGCCGCCTTAGATCGTGGGTTTCCGCCGCTCTGCTCGTTGATCGCCATCACTGGCGAAATCTCGACGACAAGCCGGGGCTCGTCGCTCCAGAACTTCCTGACCGTGAGGTCCACAACCTGCACGTCATCGCGCCAGCAGACGCCGTTGAGCGCGTCCATGGTCAGCTTCGCGAGGTTGTCGCCATCTGGCTTCTTCGTGGGCCGCTCGATGCCCGCCAGCATGTCCGCCCGGCGCTTCTTCGATGCGCTCTGCGGGATGCGCAGGTATGCGGTGAGCCGCATATCAACCGGCCCTTCGATGATGCGTGCGCCGGCTTCCATCGCCCAAGCGGCAACGGCCTGCTTTTCCGACGCCGTCTTGCTGTCAGTGAAGAACCGCGCGCCTTGGGTGCGGGCCCTCGCCCAGCCGCGCGGCTCGCCTGGCACGGTGAACCAGAGGCGCGTCATGCGCACCCCTGCGAATAAAAGGCCCGCGCTTGCGCACGGGCAGACCCGACCGGACCACGGACGGGGTTAAGGGTTACGCACACGGAACTGTAGCCGCGCGTGCGCGTTTTCATGTTTAGGATGGTTGCGCGCGACGTGGCGCGCGGTGATGTTGGATGTGTCATGTGTGCCCCGATTGACCGCTTACGCGGTCGCCCCGGCCTCCTTGCGTTTCTTGCTGCGGGAACGCGCGGAAGGCGGGTCGAGCTGGTTCAGACCGGCTTCAAGTTTTTCAAGCTTTTCAAGAACGCCGTCGCCCCAACTGTTGTTCTTCATGTAGGAAAGCGTCGTGAGATTTATCCGGCTGGCTTCCGCAACCTGCGAAAGCGTAAAATGCCCGGCGCTCACGCCATCCCTGAACCGCTGAAGAACGTCCTGTGTCATGGGGCGGACGATAAGTACAAGAAATTGGACTTGTCAACCAGAAACCCAAAAACTTGTACAAGCGGCGGCCTGCAACTTTTTGTAAGCTGCCCGAAATGAGCAGCAAAGCGTTGAAAGATCGAGTTGAAAAAATCGGCGTTCCGAGCGTCTCAAAAGAGTCCGGCGTCGGCAGAACTACTCTTTACGAATGGTTGAAAAACCCTGCCGCTAACCTCGGCCTGGATAGACACAACGCAGTTGCCCGCGCGGTCGAGGCACTATCCGTTGTGTCGTCAGAACCGATGAAAATTGCTGGCGAGGAGTTTTTGCCAGTTCCGGTTTATGACATCCGCGCGGCAGCCGGCGCGGGGGCTTTGGTTGAGGACGGCCCGCCCGTCACGCATCAGGTTTTCAGATCAAACTTTTTGCAAAGACTAACCCGCGCGCCTCTTGAAAAGCTGTCTGTAATCGAGGTTGCTGGCGACTCGATGGAGCCCACAATGTACGGGGGCGACCATGTGCTTGTTGATCTTTCAGTGCAGTCGGTCACGCACGATGGGATATACATTTTGCGGCTTGAAGAGACGCTTATCGTGAAACGCTGTCACCGCGACATTTCATCAAGAGCAACGCATGTGATTTCTGACAACCCGAGATATCCAATCGACATCGTTAAGGCGTCTGACCGCTTGCAGGTGTTGGGCCGCGTCATCTGGATCGGCCGGGCGCTGCGGTAATGGATGAAGACGCAGCCAAGGCCTTGGTCTGGCTTCTGATCGGAGCGTATGCGCTAATTGTGGTGGGCTTCGTGTGGCTGTTGGGATGGCCCGCGCTGCTGATATCAATCGGCGCAACTGTCTGGCTGCTGGTTTGGATTTCTTCCTCAAGTAAAAACGAAAGACGATAAAACGAAGCGCAAAATCAGCGCGTTGAATACGCGCGCTTGCCTTGTACAACTTTTTGTACTTTGAGGCTTGCCTTGTCCAACTTTTTGGATATTGTCTCCCCACGCCCAAGGACGGGCAGGGAGAGACACATGGCCTACCGCGATCACGGACCCGGCGACGCAAGCGAGACGCCCTACGCGCCCGCCCCGCGCTTTACGATTACGCAACACGACGAGGCTGGCCGCCAAATCTACCTCGCGAAAGTCGCCGCTGAAGGCGCGCGGATTGATCTTGAGCGCATGGCCGGATCAATCGACCGCGCCACGATGTGGAAGGCGACGGACGAACAGCTTGAGGACGTGAAGAACGCCGCCGCTGATTGTGAGCGTGCGCTGGCTGCGGTCATCGCGCGGCTGTGCGGGGGTGCAGCATGAGCCGCCTACGCACCCGCAAATTCTACCGCGAAAACGAGGATTGCGTGGTCATTACCTACACGCAGTCACCTTACGTGCCGTCGCAAACGTCAGGCCCCGCCGAGACTTGCTACCAGGCCGAAGGCGGCGAGGTCGAGGTCATCTCCGTGAAGCTGGCGAATGGCGAGCCTGACTACATGGACAGCTCTGAGGAAGACGCGTGGATCACGCACATCATGGAAAACCCCGATGAAGACTTGGGGCCGGATGCGGACGACCTGCGCGATGCGATGCGGGAGCGTGACGCATGAGCTTCCTTCGCCGCCTTCTCGAATGGCTGACCGTACCCTTTCCCGAATTACCGAATGACGAGGATATCCCATGACCATCGCCACCGACCTGCGCACTGAGTGCGCCCGCATCCTAGCCCGCAACTTCGGCCTGCCGAACGAGCTGGCCGCCATCAAGATCAGCACCGTCGCGCGCATCGACGCCTACATCACCGAAGCCGAGGATCGCGCCGCTGCGTGTACGTGCGAGACGCCTGCCGCCTACGCCATTCCGACGCGCCGGGACAAGCCGGTCCACGCGATGTTCATCGCGCGGCGTCTGGATCGGATGCGGATGGAGGATGCGCAGTGAGCAACGATCTTCCCAACTTGCAGGTGAGCGTGTCGCCTCTCAGCAATCGCATCTTCGCAGGTTACTCGCGCGCCGTGAAGGGCAAGCCCGGCCTGATGAACTGGACGCGCAAACAGGACGTCACCCAGCAAGCGGTTGACGCTGTCCTTCGTCACCTTCTCGACGGCAAAAAACGAGCGCGCTGGGAATTTTTGAACGATGAAGACACGCTTGTCGTCACCATCAAGCGTGGAGCGGCGAAGCCATGAGCAACGTTGTATCTCTCCGTCCCCACGCCCCGCGCCCCGTCGTTGACGACACCATCCGCGCCGACTGCGAGCGCCTGATGCGGATGGCGCGGACGTACAAGCCATCGAGGCAAGCAGCATGACCCCCGCCGAAGCCTCGCGCCTCTATGAAAGCCTGATGCTCGCCGCGCCGATGGCGGGGCTTGGCGTGGTGATGTTTGTGGCGGTGTGGCTTTGGCCGATGGGAGGGAAGCGGTGAGTGCAAGTGACGTGATCGCGCGCCTGCGAGAGTTGCACGCAGAACACCTGAAAGCAGCGGGACCGTTCAAAACGCCGCGCAACAGGAGGCCCCTCGACCATCTGCGCTTGGCCGACCTCGACCGCGATTTCGTGGCGGCTGCGTCTGTCGCCCTCCCCGCGCTGTTGGAGTGCGCGGAGGCTTTGGAGAAGGTTCTCGCCGCTTGCGATCAGGGTCGCATGGTTGAGCGCGGAGCGGGCGGCATGACCATCGCCGCGCAAATCCGGCGCAGCGTCATCAACGGCGTTCCGGCCATGCCGATAGAAGAAGCCCGCGCCGCACTTCAGGCGCTGGCGGGAGGGAGTGGGGAGTGATGAGCACAGAAGATGAAGCGGCAACAAGTCTGTGCCCGCGCTGCAAGGGTAGCGGAGAGGCAACGCTGTTCTCGGACTTCCCGTGTCCTGTGTGTGGGGGCGTCGGCTTTCTCGATGTGGATGAAGAAGAAGACGAGGACACCCCATGACCCACCCCCACGAACGCGCGCTGGAGGCGGCTACGGAAGAGATCGTAAAGCGCACAGGTTGGCTGCGTAGTGATTGTGAAGATATCGCCCGCGCCGCCGTCAGCGCGTATCTCGACGCGATGCCCCCGCTGGTATCGCCAGAGCTGATTGCCGGGCTCAAAAAGCTGGCAACGTACCTAACCGAACAGGGCGAATACGAAGCGGTCGATCTGATCGACACGGTCGTGGCGCGAGTGATCGACGCCGCCCCACCAGCAGCACAGGACCCCCGCCCATGAGCACGACGCTGATCGAAACGCTGAAGCGGCTTGCCGACTACGAGGACGCCAACGACTACACGAAGACGGCAACTGACCTCCGCGCCGCAGCCGCCCGCCTCTCCGAGCTGGAGCGGAGCGTCGAAGGGCTGCGAGCAATGCACAAGCTGATTGCTATTAACCTTGGCGAGTACATTGACCGCGAAGGATCGGTTGATGTGACCGTCGCTCTCGCGTTTGAAACCGCACGCGCAGCACTAGCGGGGAGCGGGGAGAGGTGAATCCGCGCTCCTTCGCTGCACAACTTCGACGCGCCATCGAAGCCTATACCAAGGCCACGGGCGTTGTTCCTGTTGTGGAATTTGAAGGGGGCGAGCGCTACACCCTACGCCATCCGGGGACAGGGGCGACAGAATCCGACGAAGGGCGTAACCTCCAGCGCGAGCTGGATGGGGCCTTCAAGCAATGACGCGGATCAAGCTGCCCTATTACGTTGTAAGGAATGGGCGCGGCTATTTTGAGATCGGGAAAGAGCGGGCGAAGGATACCGGCCTGCTGGCGAGCGAGCCTCTGGGCGAGGATGGGCCAGAGGCATGGAGGCGAGCGCGGGCCAGCTATGAGGCGTACCTCGCCGCCCGCGATCCAAACAGCAAGCGACGGCTGAACGGCTACCCGCCAGGATCACTCGGCGCTGCCTACACGCTCTGGCGTGGAACGCCTGACTGGAAGGAAAAGGCCGCACGCACGCGCGAGGAATACGAACGCGCATGGGACGATCACATTGATCCGAACTTCGGGAAGCGGCCAATCAACAAAATCACGGTTGCGGATTCGGAAGCTTTTCATCGCAGGCTTCAACGGGACATTTCGGCATCCGACGCGCACCGCACCCTGAAGATATGGCGGGCGCTTCTGAACATGCTGGCGAAGAAACACCTGATTGCCCGCGCGCCCATCGGGGCTGTGACTAACCCAATGCCCAAAGGACGGGGCCAGTTCTGGCTGGCGTCCGAGGTCGCGCGCCTGCTGCGTGCCGCCCACCTGCTGCACCGCTTCACGAAGGACGACAAATGGCAGGCTATGGGGCTGCTGGTCTGGCTGGGATGGGAAACCGCCCTTTCGCCGGCTGACTGCCGCACCCTGACGCTTGCCATGCTGAAGCGCGATCGGTCGGGCTGGTATGTGGAACGCGAGCGGACCAAGACCGGCGCCGCAGCCAAGCCGCCTATCAGCGACACTCTGGCGGATGCCCTGAGCGCCTACGCTACGCGCGGCGGTCGGACACCGCTGCCCTCCGCGAACCTGTTCCACAACTCGGCAGGCGATCCGATGGACCGCTTTTACATGGCCGACAATTTCAGGGATCTGCGCCGCGTTGCGTTCGGCAAGGGCGAGATCAGACAGTTCATGGATATTCGCCGGTCAGCCAACCTTGAGGCCGATCTGGGCGGCGCCAGTGCGCAGGACCGCGCGGCGGTCATGGCGAACGCGCTGGACAAGAACAAGTCTCTGGACGCCGTCTATACGCCCGTCACCGTCGCACGCGCCAGGAAGGCTCAGGAGGCCCGTGGAGCGGGTCGTGCGCTGCTGGCGCAGGAGCTTGGACGGGCCAAGAGTCGGAAACCTCCCGCAGGGGGAGTTTGAACCGTGTTTGAATTTCCCGCGATGTGCGAGCTAAGTCCTTGTAAAGTGGCGATCCCGGCAGGACTTGAACCTGCAACCACCCGCTTAGAAGGCGGGGCATTACGTAACGTCAACAAGGTCAATTCAGACATTTCAGGCGTGAACGGGCGGGCAACAGCCAGTCAGAGTTTGAACCCCTCAAAGCCGGTCAATCACCACAGCGAACCAGACCAGCGCGCTAAAGCTGGAGATGACCAGCAACAGCGTCTTGAGAAACGGCATGTACCTCATTGGCGCACATGCACGCGGATGACCCGTTCGGGATACCAGCGCGAGCCCGCCTCAACCATGCATTGCCCGTCGCGGTAGTCCGCACGCAGGCCGCTCTCAGCCCACCGCGTTGCGCAGTCTTGCGCATGACCAGCGACAAACACGCACGCGCCAACAGCCCCGGCAATCGCGACGGCCGAGGCCGCCAGGACTGCCGGGGATAGGGTCACACTAGAGGGCGTTGTTGTTCCGGCGAAAGAAGCGCCAGCCGATGATGCCGAACGTGCCGGCCGCGATGAACGGCACCACGTCCTTCAGCAGCGGGATGGGAACGCCACCGCTCCAGATCCAGCCCAGATACGCCAGAGCGACGACACCCACCACGTCAAGCAGGGTGTCGAAGTCAGGCACGGTTACAGTCTTTGCAGCCATTGTAGTCCCTCCTAATGCGCCGAGGCGCGGTTAAATCAGGCACCCAGCGTCAAGCCATTGCTGCGCGTTGTTGCGAACGTATCGGCGTGAAAACTCGTCCAGCGTGTTGTAGATTTCGGGCGAGACTTCCTGCGGGGTCTGGCCCCGGCAGAATTCCAGCTTCAACGCGGCGGCATTGTCTTCAAGAGGTTTGACCGCCTCGCGCACTTCGGTTGAGGACGCGCTGGATTTCGTCTGGCAACTTGTCAAAAGTGGGAGCAGGAGTGCTATCGTCGCGAGCCTGAATAGCTGCATCGGAATTTCCTCGTTCTTCGGTGATGATCTCTGCGCTACGCGTGGTGACTGCTTCGCGGGCTTGGGCTTGCTTGACTGCTGACGCCTCGCGCTCGGCTTTTCGACCGGCGTCCTTCAGGTGCCGCTTGACCGCCTCCCATCCGAGAAGCGCCACGAGCAGCGCCGCGATCCAGCGGGCCAACGGGTTGTCGGTGAAATACTTCCAGACGGTGTCGAACGTCATTCCATTCCCCTATTTCAACAAAGTCGTGGCTTCGATCATGCCCTTGGTCATAACCTTCGTGCCGCGCTTGCGTGTCAGCCAGCCGATGACGGCGACGACTGCGGTAGCAGCCAGCGCGATGACGACAGGGTCGCGGCTGAGATCGAAAAAGATCGCACCAACAGCCGTACCGACGCCGAGGCGAACCGTCAGGATTTGCACAACGGAGCCGACGCCAACGATCACCATCCCGATGCCGCGCTGGCTTTCGGACATGTTCTTCGCGCCGTTCTCTGGCGCGACTTCGCCGTAAGGGATTGATCGAACGTCAACGCTTTTCGGCGCGATGATGACAGGCGCTGGAGGCCGCAGCGCAGGCAGGGCAACCGGCGGTGACGGAGGCTGGGGGGCCGGGGTCGTCACCGCCGGCCCTGCAACAGCGGGACCACTCGGCTGCACAGGAGGGGGAGCAGAGACAACCGGAGGCAAGTTGGGCGGGGGGGCCTTTGCCTCCGGTAGCTCCGCTTCGCCTGGCGCTTCAGCGGCGACAGGCTCAGTTTTCGCGATCACTTCGGACCACGGTTTTTTGAGGATGTGCGAGGTGTCAGGCGGGCGCGATGTGTCGAGCCGCGCACGCATGAGGGTATCCTCGAGCGACGTGCTTTCGTTCGGATCAATGTGACCGGCTTCGGTAATTTCCAGCTTGATCACCGAAACGCTGCACGCGTTCTCCCACGGGAGATCGGAGAACAGGCAAGCCTCGGCCAGCCTTCTCCGGTAGAGCCCTTTCAACGGCTTGCCCGCCGCGCGGCAATTGCGCGGGAATTGCAGCAGCGCCGATCCATACGAACCCGGCGTCATCACCTTATTCGCGTCAGTCACCCCGCCGTTGAGGCAGGCTTTCAAGCTCTTCGGGACATACCCCAGGTTGAACGCCAACGATGACAGCGCGTCGAATTCCCCCTGTGTCAGCGGCACCGTGATCTGGTCACGGACGATCTGCGCATGTCGCGCAACGTCCTCGTCCAGCAGCGCGTCGGCCTCTGACAGCGTGATGCGCTTCCCCACGACAGCAACAGGCCCGGTCCTGCCGTAGCCAATGGTCGGGATGCCGATGGGGTCGAGGTAGCCGACGAGGCTTAACCCCTCGAAATGCCGGATAAGGTCTAGCGCGGCCTTCGACGGGTACAGCTCACTCGGCGGCCTGCGGCGCAGAATTTCGATTGCCATTGTCGTCCTCCGAGAGATCGGCCTTGGTTTCGGTGCGTGCTTTGCGTAAGTCCTCGATGAGACGGCGGCGTGATGTCGTGCGCCCGCCCTTCGATCCGTTGTCTTGCGCCTTGCGCCTGCGAGCGTCCGCGAGGTGCATCTTGTAAAGCGCGTGAGGCATGAAGATGCAGATCGTGTCGCCCACCATGATCCAGAAGGCGAGGAACAGGACGCCAGCGACGTAAATCCACCAATCGTCAGGGTTCGGGTTCCACGTGAACAGTTGAGCGATGCCGACGAACAGCGGCGCCCACTTCTCGGTCGTGGCGATTTCCTGCGTGGCTTCCGTCTGCGCTGCACCGCCAGAGACGGTCAAATCCGTGATGCGCTTGTCGATTTCTGCAATGGCAGACCGCGCATTGTCGCGCTCGATCTTCTGGTCCTTGCGGTATTCATCCGCGAGGTCGTCATTGTCCAGGCCGTCGCCCGTGATCTTCTCGATGCTGGATTGCAGGTTCGTGAGCTGATTGTCCCGCGTTTCCTGAATGCCCCGTTTTTGTTCTTTGAGCTCGGCAATGACCTGGTCGTTGGACTTCGCGGCAACGTCTGCCGTCTGCTCAACGGCAATCGCATTGGACCGCTTGCCCTCAAGCGCCTTCAGGCCGAAGCCGAGCGCGTGAGACACAACCAGCAGCGTAACGACTACGCCGATCACTTTGATCCACGCAGCCTCGTGATCCATGCCGAGCGATTTCAGCTTGACCGTGAAGACGAGAAACAGCGCGGCGAACAGCCGGAACATCCAGCCGATATGCATGAAAAGGTCAGGGTCTACGCCTGAGTTTTCCCCAAGGCCGCGGCTGAAATAGCCGTCCATTTGCAGGAAGCTGAAGAAGATCACGCCGACAATCAGCCAGCCAAGGATCAGCGCCCACGAGCCAATGACCCACTCTGCGGCTTCGTCCTTGGCCCACCGGCCAGCAGACGCCCACTCCGCTTTCGTGGGGGCTCTCAACGGCCCAGCCCTTGGAACTCGGCCCATCTCTCGAGGCCGAGTTGCATCACCGCGAAACAGCCGACCGCCATAAGAACCCATCCGGCGACGGGGATGCGCGACCAGCCGGAAATCTTCTGCGTGTCCTGCACCTGCGCGATTTCACGCTTGTGGACTGACAGGTCAGCACGCAGATGCTCAATGGCTTCGATGAGCTTCTGAAGGCTGTGACGCACTTCCTGGCTGTCGGCTGACAAGGACGCAAATTTCGTCCGCATCTCGGTTTCGATCGATGTCACCTTGGCTGCGATCTGTTCCACATCCTCACCATTGGCTTTGCGTTTCCGCAGTTGCTCGACGTCCTCCCCAAGCTCACGCAATTCACGCTTGAGCGCCTTGAAGCGCTCATTGAAATCTTCATCCATTGTCCCAGCCCCTCAGGTTGCGTCAGGCTTCGAGCCAACGGCCCAGCGTCTGCCGGCGCTCGAGGTCTTGCAGTTCCGCCTGCTCGCCAGCCGTGAGGCCGACAGAGCCGTCCTCATTCGGCTTGATCTCCGGGGCGATGAGATAGTGCCGTAGCTCACGGAGACGCTGCGAGAGACGCGCCTTGGCGTCGTCAATCGTCTCGTCTGCGAGCATCAGGTCAGCGAAAAGGTGTTCCGGCTCTGGTGGCAGCAGTTGCGCGGGTTCGGGTTGTTCTAGCGGCTCGCCAATGACCCCAAGATGCGCAGCCGCCCAGAGATCAGGGGCGCTTTTCTCGGTAACGGCACACCACGTTTGACCATCAGGCATGTGAATGCGGAGCGAGTTTCGTTCCTCGCCCTCCCAACAGGCAGACACAATTGCCGAGTATCGCGGAGCTACCTCAATTGAGAGATTTGGCTTTGGCTGGCGCTGCGGGAGTGGCATGATTTGGGCCTTAGTGCTGGAGAGAAGAATGAAGGCGCGTGAAGTCAGATACGGCGATCAGGTTGTGACGCGGGAGATGGTCGAACGGGTCTGGTGGCCGCAGGAACGCCACCATATGGCGGAGATGATCCCCGTCATTCACGCAATGATGAGAACGGTTCCTGTTGCTTCTTATCCGGCCCCTACGCTGACAGTTCTTGACGTTGGCGCGCGTGCGGGTCGAGGAGCCATGATGCTGGCCAGCCTTCACCCGCCTACAGACGTCTGGCGCAAGCCGGGACTGAAAGTGACCGCGCTTGATAGCGAGGGGAACCAGGCCGACACGGTTGACGACAGCATAGAGTTTCGGGTTGCGAGCCTCTTTGATCTTCCGCCCGATGAGCGCTGGGACATCGTCATCTGCTCGCACGTTGTTGAGCACATTCCCGATCCGGCGCCCTTCGTGGCTGAACTGAAACGCCGCGCCCGCATGTTCGCGCTTGTCTACACGCCTTGGGAAGAATGCAGCCTTATTCCCACTCACCATCGCATTGACCGCGAGACTTTGATGCGAATGCAGCCCGATCATTGGAGCGTCTGGCCAAGCTGGGGTTGGCGGCATGAACACGATGAAGCGTCCGACTGTCTCATGCAGGTGTTTGACGTGCGCCGCGGCAAGGCTCCAAGCCTGCGGCTTCCCGGCTTCAACTCAAAGCTCCGCACTGAGAAGCAGCAGGCCGCTTGATCCGCTTTCCTGCCGCCCTATCGTTCCAGCGGACAGGCCGTGAGCTGTTAGCGTAAAGCGAAGGACAGCGGCCTCCGTCCCGATCTGCACAAGCGTTGGCGAGCTGTCACAGTTGCCGCCGTTCGCGCCTGAGTAGTCTCTGATCTGGTAATCGGACGCCGCTCCGCTCACGACTAGAGACGGCGTTGTCCGCATCGCGGGGAAATTTACGATGCTGTCCAGAAGATTGGCGGTCGAGACCACCGCGAAATCGTTATAAACGCGGTTCAATGTTCGTGGGATTGTGCGAAGATAGCGGGCGCAAGACGTCTCTTCTGCTGTAAAATCCCTGCACTGGCGATCCCACGGTGAATCCGTCAAGCCGTACTCAAATTGCGGCTCTGCAAGGTCCAGCGTAAACCCGGAATTGAGCGGAAGCGACAAGATGACATCCGTGTGGTCGTTTCCTCCAGAGCCAAGCGTCTTGCCGCTGATCGAAGGAACAGCAAACCGGAATCGGAATCTCTGCCAGGTCGTCGTGACTGTCTGGCTTGCGTCTTCGGTGTTGCAGTTTGTCACCACGTTGGAGGAAGGCGAGCCGCCCGTCCCGAAATCCTGATCCACCCTGCCCGAGAGCGCTATTGTTCCGCTTGAAACCTTCGCCCACACGGACAGACAGCAATTGCGGCCTGAGAACCTCCTCACGTCTTCAACACGCTGCGAAAAGCCAAACGAAGTCATGCCGCTGCCAGATGTCACGACAATGCGCGCATAATAGCGCGGCTCCCACGGCACATCCGTTTGACCAATCGTGAAGGTCTGCTGCGATATGGTCAGCCCAACAGGAGACCCGTTATAGTCAATTGCCCAGCCGTCGAGCGTGTAGGTATTGGCGGATGGAGACGCGATTGATGCGCCACGCGTTGCCCGCCAGAAGCCCGAATTTAGCAGATGATTGCGGCGCTCGTCCCGAATACGCTGAAGGCCGTATTCAGACACATAGTTGATTTCCGCGTCACTATCGACCGACTCCGGGTGATAGCCGTTTATGACTTTGGTTTCCGGCCACTTGGGAACATACTCGGTGTCAACCTCGCCAATCGGAACGAACATATTCCCGCCCGGCGATGCAGAAGTTGCATCGCGTGTGACTTTAAGGCTTTGGCCGCGCTGCAGCTTCCCGGAGAATGAGTTGTTGATCGGATAGTTGGCGCCGCTGACCACTACGCCTTCGAGGTATATCCAGCTTGCAGTCGTGGGCGCAGCCGGCGTTCCAAGCCCTTGGAACCATGTGTCATGCCAGTTGTTGGAATCGACAAAGCGAAGCCAGATACCAACGCCAGCGCGACCAGCGCTGACGCTGTGGTTAAGGTTGACGATGAATTTGGTGTTTATCGACGTGTTGCGAACAGGGTCAAGGTTGGCGGCATCCCAACCGTCCCAGTAATCGCAGATCGCTGCGTAAGACGTAACGCCCGTGTATCCGTCAAACTCGCAATTGATGAAGACGTTGTCAGAAGGCGAGCGGATGGCGTATGCGAAATTCGCGGTGTCCAGCGTTGCGTTTGGAATTTGAACAACCGACAGCTCGCGCAGCCTTTCGCGAACGCGATAAACCGCCACGTTTTCAAATGTTCCAAATGAAGCCGATGCAAGCCGATATCCGAATGACGCATCGCCGCCACCATCAAGCACGATATTCTTGAGGCCGCATCCGCGAACGGGTCCGCGAATGTCCAGCATCCGACCAGCGGCAGCACCGACCCATACAAGCGTCGTCGCCGCTCTTGGTCCGTCGAAATCGTAGTTGATGGCCGACTCGCCACCACGTCCGCATAGCGTGACGTTGTTATAAGTCGATACTTGAGCCGTTGACCCATCGCCGATGTTTATGGTGCTGGAAATGCCAATACGAGCGTCGGTCGCGTGGGGCAGCCAAACGCTTCCACCTCCTGCCAGGCCACAAGCTGCGATCGTGCTGTTGATGGCCGTGGCTTGGTTAGCAAGAGAGACAATGCAGCCGAACCATGCGGCCTCAAAGTTTCTACCGTCGAACTGTCGGAAGAAGCGCCCCGCGGCGCCGCCGTCAATCGCCAGGATTGTGCCGCCGTTTGCGGTTGCCGTAGACGCGCTGTCATAGCGCCAGAAGCCAGCGCCGCCGTCTTCTTCAGTGGCGCGGGCGTAAGTGTAATAGATGCCGTTATCAACAAGGCCGGTTGCTGCCGTCAGCGCGGTCAGCGCCGCATATGTCGCCACATTCAAGGGCGTGAGGACTGCCGCGCCGGCCGCGTCCAGTTCGGCCGGAACATAGATCGTGTCATACGTCACCGCCCCGGCAGCGTCCGTGATGGTGAACGCATAGGACAGCGCGGGGTTGACGTAGACGACACGACCAGCGGCACCCAGCGTGGCCGGGTTTGCGGCAGGCGTCGTCAGCTCCGGGTCGGTGTAGAACGTGCGGCGCGTGGCGGTCGGTGCGCCGGCAGAGGTCGGAACCCAGCCATTGACCTTAAACGAGGACGCGACTGTGCCGTTAGCTGCGACAGCGGGGATAAACAGCGGGGCGCCAGTTGCGGCCATTGCTCAGGCTCCAATGCGAAAAGCCCCGCTGCGATGAGCGGGGCCGGGTCGTTTGTGGTGGGGGTGGGTTAGGTGTTAGCTTGCGCGCCTGATTAGGAGGCGGGGGAGTATGGGACTTATCGGGCTGGGCTTGTTACTTTTCGGGCTATACTGGGGCCTTGGCGTGGGGCCGTTTTTCTTCTGCCTTGTCGGCATCGTCCTGCTAGTGGCGGAAGATCATAACCGGCGTCGTTAGCAGTCTGCGCGGGTTAGGTGTAAGGATATGCGCCTGATTTGGAGGCGCGAGATGAAGCTATGGTTGGCTGGCCTGATGTGCGTGGTGTTTGGCGTCTACGGGTTCTTCCCCGCGTCGTTTCAGACTTGGATCATGCCGCTTTGGGTTAGCGTCGTTCTGATCGTCTCAGGCGGCGCCATGATGCTGTTCTCACGGGATGTTGGCGCTGCGCCGGATAGCGTCGAGGATTAGGGCCTGATCGGCCTGCGCCTTTTTGACGTTAGGTCGTGTATACTCGTAGGGCATCTTGAACGCGCCAGCCGTTCGTGCGAGCGCCGCCACCTGGCCGAAGCGCTGGAACGCGATGGCCGCAGCTTCGGCGTTCTTTGCGCTCTCAAGTCGGGCCATAGCGATTTCAAGGTTGGCCGCGTTGCCTTCGGCCTGCGCCTTGTCCACCGCTGCCTGCGCCTGTTTCGCTTCCTCGTGGAAGCCCTTCGCAAGATTTCCGGCAAACTCGCTCTCAGCCATCGATGCCCCGATGACAGCCATGTCCATCATCTTAAAGTGCTTGGTTTCCGGCTTGAACAGGTCAAACGCATCTTTGGCATTCGGTCGGGCCATCCAGTCGCCGCTGTTATCGGTCATGAACGGGACGCCTTGCTTTGGCTCAAGGCCAACGCGCTGTTTCAGGTTGTCAGGCTTCCCGGCGCCGCCCTGATAGAAGAACTCATTGAGATTGGTTGCGCGTTTGCCCATCGCTTTGCGTCCGGTCATTATGTCGGACGTTGTCGGCGTTGCATCGGACAGAAGCCTGTTGAGCGATGCGGCGCGCGTTGTTGACTGTGCTGCGGTTTTGTTGACGGCGCCCTTCCGCATCAGCGCGCCGGCCAGAAAGCCTGCACCGATGCCGACCCACGGTCCCAGTTCGCGTGCAAGTTCAACCATGCCGTCAGGCTTGGTGCGATCAAAAGCGCCTTTCATCTCGATTTCAGAGCGGCGCTGTTCGGCTTTGCCTGAGATGCTCTTTTCGCGGTTGCGACCTTCGTTTATAGCCGCCTCAAGGTCTTTGCGTGCAGTCTGAATAGCGGCGCGAGTATCAGGCCCAAGATTGCCGTCTGGCCTTCCGCTGGCGCTGACCTTCAAGCCGCGCGTCTCTGCCAGATACGCCTGCTTTTCTTCAATCGTGCCGTTGAGGATGATATTAAGCTCGGCTTCCAGCCCTTTGATGCGCTCGCGCTCTTGAGCCAAAGGAGCCAGAAACTCGTTGTTTGCGTCTGCTTCCTGCGCAGTAGCAATGCCGCCAAGCCCGCCTGCCACACCGCCTGCGGCAGCGCCTGCAACCACACGCGGAGCTAGCGCATTTGTCGGCGGTCCCTGCGGCGTCGGGGGCGGCTCCACGTTCAGTGGGTTGCGCGGGGGGCGAGCGCCGTAGATGCGGGCGAGGTTTTCGTCTGTCGCTCCGCCGTAGAGCATCTGGGCAATGCGGTCGCGCTGGTCCTGCGTGTAAGCCCCGGAGCGGGACAGCGCGGCCAAGGCGGCTTCCACGGGACTGCGCACCGCGCGGAACGCATCGGCCGCCGCTGCGCCGAGGCCACGGTCAGCCATTCCAGCTTGCGAGGTTGCAGAGCCAAAATCCGGGTCACGCCTCTGGGCGTTCTTGAACATGGTCTGATCGGCACGAATGCGGGCCGTAAGCTGGTCAGCGGTTTGCTGGTCAAACACCGCGCCGAACACCTGGCGCATCCGTTCGCTCGACAAACCATCGATGCCGCGACCTTTTTCTATGTCCAGCACGATCTTTTCGACAGTTCCCATCTGCAAGGCTGTCAGCGGCTTGCCCGTGAGCCCTGATGCAATGGCGCGAACCTTCTCGACCGACAGGCCGCCGCCGGCGACTTGTGCGCCTTGCTTTCGCGCCTCCCGCATCCGGGGAGCATCGGCTCCGTCGCGGACGGCTTTGTAGTCTGGCATCAGCGCGTCAAGTTCTTCCTTGATTGCGCCGCGGGCCTTCTCGAGTTCATAGGCTGCCTGCCCGCCCGATCGCTTTTGGCTTTCAATGGTGCGGTCAAGGCCACGCTTCACGAGGTCCCATGTCCGCGCGTTGCTGGGGGCTTGGCCCGCTGTCGTCTGAAGGCTTTCAGACGCCTGGATGGCGCGCCGCACGTAGGGGCCAACGATGGGGTCGTCTGCGAGCTGCATCAGGCGCTCAGAGTTGACGCCTGCGTGCCGTGAAAACAGCGCCTCGTAAGCCGGGCTGATCTGCTCAGACGCTTGCTTGATGGCAACGTCCATGTCGCCGGTTACCGTCTCAGGGTTGATCTTCGTCGTTGCCTGAACGTCCGAGAACAATCGGCCCGTGCGTGTGCGGGCAAGATCGCCCACCTGCTCGCTTGCAAGTTCCGCAGCTACACCAGGCTGACGCGACAGACCAACGCTGATGTTTTGCGCGTTCTGCGTCAGGTTTGCCAGCGATGCCGGTTTGTCGCCAAATTGCGCTAGATTGGCTGCTCTGATTTCATCAGCCGAACGGCCTGCCGGAGCCAGCGCATTTCGCGCGGCACGCACGGCAACCGCTTCATTAAACCCGCCGCCACGGATGGCGCTACCTGCGGCTCGATAGCCACGCATTGCCGCACGGGGAAACAGCACCCCAGCCGCTGCACCCGTCACCGGGTTGATGATATCCGGCCCGCCATTGCCGTCCCCGCCAGAGGCAGCGAAGGCATCGCCTGCGCCTCCCAGAACTCCACCGACACTGCCGCCAACGATCCTGTCGGCATTGTTCTGCAAGAAGCTGCTCGCCTTGGGCTCTGCGGGGGCGCTGAAGGGCGCGGGCTGCGGCTGGGGGGCTGCGGCTTGCGCGACAGGCTTGCCCACAGGCGGGGCTCTGGTGGCCTGCACGGCCGCACGTTCCAGATCGGCCACGTTCAGCGCAAGCGTGTTTTTCGGCACGGTCAGGCCACGCGCTGTCATTGAGCCGGGAAGCATCTGAAGCGCTGCAAAGCTGCCATCAGTTGCAAACTGCTGCGCGCCTTGCGCGGCTTTGCCCATGTCGTTATCAATGAGGCCAGCGCCAGCGTCACGCAGGCCCAAATAGGCGCGGCCCGCCTCGTCCACGGGGCTGATGAAGTCCACAGCCTCGACAGCGCCGCGCACCGGGTCGCGTGACGTGGTCTTAGCCCAGCCTTCCAGCCCGCCACCCGTCAGCCCTGCAATCGGAGCCTCGAGGCCGCGCATCACATCGGTGAAAACATTCGGCTGGGACGTGTCGCCCGTAAGCGGTCCTGTGACTTGCTGCGGTTGCGCCCTCGGCTTGGAAAAGCCGCCAGTGCTAGCGGGGGCCAACGGGTCAGGCACATAGCCCATTGCCCTCATGCGCTCGGCATTTGGCGGCTTGGCAATGAACGCTTCGTATCCGCCAGGAATAGCCGCTGCGGCTTCCTCGATGATGGCGTCAGTCTCGGAGCGGAGGGACGGGGCGGCGGGCTGTCCACCCGCCTTCGCCTCAAGCTCACGCAGCCGCTTCATCTTGCGCAGCCGCTCAAGTTCAACGCGGGGGTCTGGCGCTGTCTGCATCTGTGGTTCTTGCGGGGGCATCTATTGCATTCCCAACTCTGCCCGCAGGGCCTCAAGTTCGGACTGTTCGTCAGGGCTCAAGGTTCCCGCTGCCGTGGCCTGCGGCTTGGCAAGCAGGAACGGGACGCCCTCTCGCGTCTTCTTCGCGTTAGGCCGCGCACGTTCAAGCAGTTCTGTCGGTATCTGATTGCGTCCGCGCGAGATGTAATCTGTCAGCACGCTCAATTGCGCCTTGGCTGATGCGGCAGACTTTCCGATAGCTTCGGAGCCGGTCACATCGGGAACAGCCGAGCTGATAATCTCGAGGTCAGGGCCGTTCAGCACGCCGAGGTTAAACAGTTCTTTAGCCTGGATGAGAATGGCGGTGCGAGCGGCGTCCAGTTGCTTGGCTTTCGGATTGTCGCCACCGATGCCGGTCGTCCAGAGCTGCGGCCCGGCACTGTCAATCAGGTCGATGTATGCCTTCAGAGCGCCATCGACTGCATCAAGCGTTTGGGCTTGCTGAATGAACTTGCTTTGCTGCGTCGGCGTGTATTCCGATGCGGGCTTTGCGCCAGAGATAACCTGCGGCTCGCCAGTGCGGTTGTTAATCTTGACTGCGGTGCCAGCGGGAATGCCCCACGCTTGCAAGTCTTGCGGCGTGGCAGGCCGATAGGTGTCTCTGGCAGCCTCGCTGCCACCCTCACCCGGCACCCGCGCGCGTGGTACGTCGGCCTTCTTGCTCTGGCCCGTGTACGGGTTGCGGTCCCAGACCTGTCCCGTGGCGTCCGTGTATTGCTCCATCTTCACGGGCGCTGCGGTCGGCTGACGGATCATGTTCAGGCGACTGCCTTCCGGGGCGGTCGGATCGTATTCAGCGAACGCGCCGTCGCCAAGGTTGAACGGGGACGGCTGGCCGGCTTTCGCTTCCTGCTGCTTCAGCACCGCCGCTTGATATGCCGTCATCGGCTCAGGCACGACAGGCCCAATCCCGGCCTGCGCCGACAGCGCCGCGATCTGGCCGTCTAGCTCTTGATCCGAGAACTTCGACACATCCAGCGGCATCTGCGAGACGTCCTGCCCGATGATCTGGGAGATCGTCGGCGCGTTCTGTTGCCACCATTGGCCGCGCTGCGCTTCGGGGATCGCGCGTTGCTGCTGCATCAGCGCGAGCGTCTGTTTCAGCTTGTCGCCTTCTGCGGCCTTGTTCGTCGCCTGTCGCTTCTCAAAACCTGCGGGATCGAAACCACGCTGGAAGCCATCAAGCGCAGACGCCAGAAGCGCATTGCTTGGCGGTCCTTGCGGGGGCGAGAACGGACTGCCTGCGGACGGCGCCATGGGCGCTTGCATCTTGGGCGCAGCCGACATCGCGCCAGGCTGATAGGCATCAGCCGAGACGTCATAAGCGGGCGCAGGAGCGGGCGCACCCGTCGCCATCGCCAGCGGGTTTTTCCTTGCGGTGTAAGCAACCATGTTCAGGACCAGCTCTGACCGGGATAAGCAGCGCGAGAAGTATCGACATAGCCGGGTTGGCCGTAGGTCGGCGTTCCGGGTTTCTTGAACATATCACCCAGCGACCCAGCCGCCGCTGAGAGGCCTTGCCCATAGCCCTGATATGCGGACGTAAGCGCATTGGCTCGAGCATTACCCGCCTGCATCATGGCGTTTCCAGCGTTCGCGCCGTAGTTGCCGGCCGCAGTTGATGCGAGCTGCGAATTGGTCTGGCCCATGCCCGCGAGGTTGGACAACTGGTTCGTGTAGTCACCAAACGCGCCGTAGGTGTTCCCGGCTAAGGTTTTCGCATAGCGCCCCTCTGCGGCCCCGCTGATAGACTTGCCAGCCGCGCCGAGGTTGCCCTTGATCTGGTCGAACTGGCCGTCACTGATCGTCGTGGCGAGCTTGGCATAGGGGCTGGCGTAGAACTCCGCGAGCGGGTTGGACGGCCCGCCCTGCATCTGCTCCGCACCGCCGCCAGGCATGTTGGTCTGGTCAGACGTCGCAGAAAGCGTGCGGCCCTCGTTCTTGCCGAATTGATTGAAATGCCAGTTGGCGTAAGCGTCCTGATTGCCGCCAAACAGCGCCTTGATGTCCGGCTTGGCCCACTCGGCCTGAAGATCCGGCTGCTGCATGTAGGTGCCGTAGTCGAAGCCGCCCGGAGCCTGCGTTGCGACCGTCTTCCAGTTGTCGCCGCCGCTGCGGATCATGCCGCCCAGCGCGCCACCGACAGCGCCGCCGAGAGGACCGCCTAGGAATGTTCCGGCGATGCTTCCTATCGCGCCCGCAGCCGCGTTAGGCCCGCCGCCGCCCGAACGCCCCTGCACCGGCTGTCCCGCGCCGAGGTTGGGCAGCATCTGAGAACCGCCGCTCATGCCACCGCCAGAGAAGCCGCCACCATAGGCCGCCTGATAGTTTTGCGGTGCGATGCCAAACAGCGCCGCGAGCTTGTTGGAGGCCGCACCGCCGGTCATGTAGCCAGGCGCTGCAAGCCCGCGCTGATCCATGTAAATCTGGCGCTGCAATGCGCTCGTCTGGTTGGCAGCGTCCTGCTGCGCTTTGGCTGATGCCTGCCCGCCTTGGCCCGACATATAGCCGCCGGCCAGTGACGCGCCCGCATTGATCAGCGCAGGCGCGTTATCAAGGGCAAACTTGGCGATCTGATCCCACATGGTTATGCCGTCCAGACTACAGACATTGACCCGGAAAGGCCGGGTGCCGTGATTTCGTTAGTTCCAGATGCGCGCTGTATCTCGAGCCGGATGTCCGACTGCGCGGCGTTGTTCGCCGCGATCAGGACCGATGGAACCGGAAGGCCGGTGAACGCCACAACCCACATCGCCGGGATTGTGAACGTAATTCCCGCCTCAGTCTCGGTAATCGGCGGCGTGTAATCCACAGTGAACGTCCCGCTATCCAGCGTGTATTCCGTGCCGCTTGCTGTCAGCTCTTCCCTGATCCGCCAGTTGCCCGCGAACGTCGTGCCCGCGCTGAGTTCGCCGCCGATCAACTCGTCCGCGTTGACCGTGATAGCGTAGTCACCGCCTGCACCGCCAGGCGTTAGCGTCACGGTCGAGACTACAACCCACGTCGCAGCGCTTGTGACGCCATTGCTGAACGCCGCACCGTTGCTTGTTGATGCGCCACCACCGCTTGCCGCAGCCTGCACCGCCGCATCGTTCGCAATCCGCGCCGCGCGTTCCGCCGCAAGAGCCGCTTCAGCCGCCGCCGTCTGCTGCGCCAGGAGCGCCACGCCGCTGTTGACGTTGGTCGAGAACGTCACGCCGCCGGTCAGGTACTTGTACCATTCGTTCGTGAGCCGCCCGTCCTTGTCCACCAGAGGCACGCCCAGCGATGGCGGATTAGGAGCCCTCGCCATTACAGATCCTCGTTCACAAGGACGCCCAGATAGGCAGCTGGCGCGGGGTCGCTCTTCTGGAACTGAAACACCATGCCCGCGAGCTTCGTGCGCCCGCAACGATGCCAGACCGTGCGCTGGTCGTAGACGCCCTGCGCGCCCAGCTTGCGCGAACGCCACGCGGTCCACGTATTGCCGCCATCGATTGACGCACGCATCTGCACAACAGGGTTGACACCCTGCCCGGTCGCCACGCCAACGCCCTTGGCGCTCTCAAGCCGCAGCGTCGTGACCGGCAGGCTATCGGGAACGCCCGACAGGTGCGCGGTGAACTCGCGGACGATCTCCGTCCCCATCGTTGAGGCCGTCGCCATGCTTTCGGAGGCATAATCCCGGCTTAGTTCGTCGAATTGTCCCGTGCCGTCGCAGACAAACACGCGGCCCGCTGCCGTGATGATATCCGTGTATCGCCACGAGTTTTGCAGGTTCGTCGCGCGCGTGTGCCATTCCTGCGTCAGCACGTCGAAAATCATGCAGGCGGTCGGCGTCCGGTAGCTGACGAAGATGTGGCCCCGGTCCTGGTACGTCTTGCCGATGATGTTTGCAGCGCCTGCACTGCGCAGCGCAGCAGATACCCACGGTTCCGAGACGATGGGCGAGCCGCCCTGACCCAGCCTGCGGACGTTGAAGGCCTCGTCCACGAAGAACAGCGAGTTGTCAGCCTTGACGATGCCATCACGGCACGCGCAGCCGATTTGCTGCGTCATGCCTCCCTGCATGGCAAACGGATCGGCGCTGTCGCCCGTCTGCGACCACACTTCAATCGTCTGCGAGCCCAGCAGGTAGTAGAACTCGCCCAGCACGCGGCCTGCGATGATGTCGTCAGGCGAACTCTCGGCCGTGTAGTAATTCAGCGCCGTGACGTCATCGAGGTCCAGCACGGCCGTAAAGCCGAACCGGTTCTTGTACGTGAACAACCCGCGCTGCCCGAGCGTGTCCACGCTGGTAAACGCCGTGGCGCTTGCATCGCTCAGAAGCGTTGCAAACTGCGCATCCGTGACCGCCGCGATAGCCGCTCCCGTCGAGACGTACAGCCCGCCATTGAACAGGCCAAAGCCCTCGGTTTCCGTGAAAGCGAAATCCCCGCGATCCGTCCCGGCAATGGTCCCCGTAAGGCTTCCCGTCGTGTTGCCCGATGGCGTGAACGTGGACAGGGTCGTCCCCTGCGCGATCAGCACATTGCCCAAGGCGTGGCCGTCTGCCTGCCACATCCCACGGCACGCGCCGGCGAAGTCCGCACGCTGGAGACTGCCAGGCGCTTCGATCAGCACGTTCTCGCGCTGCGGATCGTTCGGATGCGGTTCGCGATAGACGTTGTGGCACTTCTTCTCGGCAAGCCCCGTGACAACAGCGGAGGCTGCGGAAGTCGCCATCGGAACGCGCATCAAAAATACTCAGCCCGCGTCGGCTTGTTGAACCGCTCGCCGCTGGACACCAGCCGCCGCAGGTTGCGCTCCGCTGTCGGCTCGTAGGTCTGACGGAAGGACGCAGCCTGCCCGCCGTCCATGTAATCGTCTGCCGCATGACAGGCCACATACATGGCGAGGTCCTCAAGCATCGACTGCGGGCAAGCGCTGTCGGACCAGTAGGCTATGCCGAGTTCACGCAGCTTCTCGTTCACAGAGACGATAAGCCCCTCGATCAGCACGGTGTCTTCAGCTTCCGCCGTCTCGCCTGCTTGCAATACCTTGAGCTTCTGGAGCACGCGGTTGCGCAGCTCTGCCAGTGTCGCGTCAGCCATCGATTGTCACAGGCTCCGCACTGGTCGCGCCTTCCAGCGCCGCGCGGAGGCGTTCGATGCCCCAGCGCTTGTCGAATATCACGCCCATGTCCTCGAGCTGCTGCTTGATCATGGCGCGCTCATCCATTTCCGGTGAGCCTTTCGGCTCCGGCGCGTCCTCCGGAACTTCCGTAAAATACGGATGGTTCCGGAGCTTGTTGACCTGCCACGGGAGAAGATGGCCAACGTCAACAGGAGCGCCAACCGGAAACACAACGCCGTAGAGGGAGGCGAAATCATCGCCCCCCTCGTCGTCACCCTTCCAGATGAAGGTCGTCATCAGGCGATGATCGTCGGGTCGATGTAGTAATGCACCACACCCGCGACCTTGCCTGTACCCGTGGCGTTCGCCGTCACGTTCACTGTAAGCTGAACTTTCGTCCGCTTCGAGAACTTCGGGAAAACGCCCGTCGCCAGGATGCCGGCAAGTATCCAGCATTGGCCGGCGATGTTCCACAGGTTGCCCGTGGCAAACGCATCACCATTCCAGACGCCGAAGTTGCCGAGGCCGTCCGCATCGACTGCGTCATGGGTCAGTGCGCCGCCATTGGCAGCCCAGCCGAGGTCCATGTCCAGCGCTTCGGTGCCGGTATCGAGGTCCGTTGCGTAGATGAACCCACCGACGACAACAGCGCCGGGAGGCAGAACGCAGCATTCCACGACATCCGCAGCCGTAGGATTGACCAGGAAGTCATAGGTCCACGGAGCGACATGCAGGACGCCAGGTTGAGGCGTACCGGATGCAGGCACCGCAGAAGAGACAGTTTGAAGGATAGCCATATTATTCGTTTCCTATTCTGGCGATCAGCTATCAGCGGCAGCGACGAAATAGGCTTGCAGGACGCCATGCTTCTTGCCGTTGAAGGCAAGGCCCTTGACGCCAAGCAGCTCTTCGATCGCCACACCGGGACGGAACTGGAAGTCTTTTTGCAGGTCCGTGCGCGGGGTCGGTTCCTGACCCCATGCAATGCCGACAGCTTGAGCACCGCAGAGATAAACGCCGCGAATGTCTGCCGTGGCAGCGCCCTTGCCATCCAGCGAGTACGTGCCAGTTGAAAGAACGTCATCGATTTCCGGCACTTCGCGATGGATGATCCCGTCAAACAGGAGGTCGCCATCCTGAAAGAGCGGGTTGTCATCCATGCCGTTGCCTTCACGCGAGCGAGCCTCACGGTTCGCTTGCGTCATCGTGGTGTCGGCCTTCAGGTCGCGGAACGTCCGTGACCCGTGAAACGCAACGAAATATTCGCGGCCGTCTTCAGTCTTGAACGGGCGAATATGGGGATCGGCCTGCTTCGCCATGCGCTTTGCCAGCGACATCGAAGCAACCGTGCATTTATCGTCGGTTGCGTCGAGGTTGCCCATCGCGGTTGCCCACGTTGCCGAGTAGTTCGACTTGACCTTGCCGAACAGCAGGCGGTCCTGGTTGGCCGCAGCGAAGGCGTTGCGGTTGGCAGTCGATGTGTCGCCAATGTTGACGGTCGTGTCGCCAGTGGTGACGTGCGAGGCCATCGCCTTGATGATATCGTCGCGAAGCTTCTCGGCTTCCCAGACGCGAAGCATCTCTTTCGCAGCGCCATAAAGGTCAATCTCCGTTTTGTAGGAGGTGGACTTGGGGATACGAACGCCGTTCCTGCGCCAATCGACAGAGATCGAGCAGTTGTAGTTTCCAAGCTGCTCTTCGTTGCCGTCGAGCATCGTGGCGCCGGAAACGCCTTGGCCCGTCAGCTTGGTGATCAGCGGGATGTTGATGGTCTTTCCCGCTTCTTCCTGAAGCTCGTATTTGGACATGATGATGGAAGACGCCGATTTCCCCATGTACGGCATGAAGCCGGAGGCTCGAACGTATTCCGCGAAATATTTGCTGATCCACATCTGTTTTTCAGATGCGGAGGCAAGGGCAACTTCAGCCATTGTTTATCCTCTGAATAGGTTGTCGAAAGCATTGCCTGGCCCCACGGGGACAGAGCCTGCTCTCGCTGCCGCTGGTCTTCCGACCACTGACGGCGGGGGTTGCTGTGACGATCGGGCCGGCTGGACGCCTTGGCCCTGAAGTTCAGCCAATACCTGCGCGCGGATCTTCTCGGCTTCGCTCTTGCGCCAGGCTTCCGGGTCTTGCCCGATCTCTGACATCAGCTTGTGCTGCTTGTGCCATTTCACCACGAAATCATAAGGGTGGATTTGGCCTTGCAGTTGCTGTTGCAGCATCGGGTTTTGACCGACAGCAGACAGAAACGCCTGTTGCGCCTCGCTCACGATGTCCTCGCCGTGGGCCTGTCGGGCCATCAGCTCGGATGTGTTGAGACGCTCATTGAAGGCGACACGCTGCTGTTCAGCGAGTGCGTACTGGATGATCCCAGAAGGATCGGTCGGCACATACTCTGGCTGTTGCGGTTGCTGGTAACGCTGTAGCTGTTGCTCAAGGTCTTCCCGCTTGCGGGTTTCGGCTTGTCGTTTGTCGCGCTCGTCTAGAAGCGCGGAGATGGGGACGAAACGCCCTGTTTCCGGATCACGCGCCCTGCCATCGCCTTGCGGCTCGGGTTCGGGTGCGGCTAGTGGTGCGGCTTCCACGGTCTGAGGCGTTGCCCCAGGCGCTACGGCTGCCGGTTCTTCAGCGTCCAGAAAGTCCAGCTTTTCATCACTCATCGTTCGACCTTTCGTCGTCGTCACGCAATCGCCCGATACAGCGGCGTCCTGTTTGACGCCCGATTGACCCCGGCGGCGGGTACGAAAAAACCCGCCTGATCAGGGCGGGTCTTGCATCTCAAATTGTGGTGGTCGCTATTTCTGCTCTGGCCTTCCGAGCACCATCAGGGCGCACGTCAGGAAGCCCAGCAGAAACGCTGCGACGTGTGTGAGGTAGGCGGTCACTCTGCCTGCGCTTTGTTCTGCATCGCCATGAACCGGAACGCGCGCTCCTGCTGGCTGCCGATCGCTTCCTGGCCCATCATCTCGCGTTCGTGGCCCATCTTGATCAGCTCGTGCTCACGGCTCGCCGCGGCATCTGCCAGCTTCATGCGCTCCGTCTCGATCTGTAGCGGGGCCATCTGCGCATCCATCTGCGCCTTGCCGATCGTCGCCTGCGCCTGCGCCTGCTTCAGCCCCACTTCGGCTTCTTTGCCTGCAATCTCGGCTTCCGCAGCGCGCTTCTGCATCGCCATCGCTTCGGGGTCTTGCTGCTGGCCTTGGCCTGACAACAGCTCCGTCATCTTCTTCTTGCGCTGCGCCGGCAGAGAAGAGGCTTCGATGAGGGCCAGCGCGTAAGGTGGAGGCAGCGCGGCCAGTTGCGGCATGATCTGCGCAAGCTGCTCAAACTCTTCGGACTGCAACGTGACCGTGTCGGGTCCCGTCTCGAGGATCACGTCCACGTCCATCTGCGCCACGGGGTTCGACACCTGCGGCTGCATGGTCATCGGATCGATGCCCTGCACCTGATTGAGCCCGATGAACTGCGTGGCCTGCTCGTCGTCCGTGATGCGTATCCACTTCGGGCTCGTCCAGAATTGCTTGATGCGCGCCCACGTCGCCCGGTAGACGCGCAATTTGAAATCATTGAAGCGGTCATACAGCGGCGCGAGCTCGGCAAGCCCCGCCTGCTGCTGGGCGATGATCGCCCTGCCTGATTGGCCCTCAGTGTTCTTCCCCTGCAAGGCGTTGTTCGGGCCGAGAAGGTCGATTTCCGACTTGGCCTCTTGCAGCATGTTCAGGTTGCCGGTCGTCTCGGCCTGCGTGTCGAGTACCTGCACCGATTGCGGGTCTACAACCTCAACCCAGCCGTCCGGGCGGGCAATCTCGCGCTTGGCCTGGCCTACATCGGCAACAGCGCCCTGTTGCGCCATGACGCGGCGTGAGTGCAGGAAATGGACAGCCTTTGAGCGCCTGTGGTTGATCTCGTCCTGCGGGCCGCGCATGTCGGCAACCACGCCGTATCGGTTGTTCTCGCGGTCCACGTAGGCCGAGAATGCCTCAATCGGGCAGACCGTGCGGCCTTTCTCATCGCGGTAATAGCTCGGCCCGTCCATGACGAGCGTTGAGCCGACAACGACTGCGTAGTTATGCTCGCTGCCCTGCTTGTAATACAATTGGCAGACCTGGACCCTTCTCCTTTTGCGGTCGATCCACGTCCCGGACGAAGGCTTGTCGTCAACGCTCTGGTCCGCAACGAAGGCTTTCTCTGAGCCCGTGATGCCCGCCTCGATCTCCTTGCCCTTGTCGGGGTAGAGCGCAATCGCGTCGTCCGCGTCCATCCACTTCAGCACGCCGAGATAGCGCGCATCGCTGAAATCGTGCCTGCTTGAGCGCGGGTCGAATATGAACTCATCCCAAGGGATCAGGTTGACCTTGATGTCCTCAGGGCCGTCCATGATGACTTCGGCAGCGCCAGCGCCCTCGATCATCCCGTTTTCAAAAGCGCCTGAGAAGATGTTGTTCAGCCGCGTCTGGTCCGACACGAACCGCAGCGCCTGCGTTACGATGTCGGCGCTTTGCTCGTCCTTGGGCGTCCGTGGGTAAGCCTTGGGATCGGTGCGCCTGTTGCGCTCAACGCCGAGGATGCTGTCAACCTTGCGCTTGATGCGGTTGAACACAATCGGAGGCTGACCGCGCTGCTTGAGGGTCGCGATCTCCTCACGGGTCCATTGCTTGCCGTCATAGTAGTCACGCGCAAGGCTGGCGCGGTCGCGCGCTTCCTCCATCGTGTCCAGATACTCGCGCACCATCTTCCGGATGCGCTCGGCACCGTCCTCGCCCACTTCGGGCTTGGCCGACATGCTTACAATGTTCGCCAATTGTCAGCCTTTGCTGCTGGCCGATAGTCGCGGGGTCGCGTCAGAGGGAGAGGCGCGGCAGGCGTGAAGCCTGGGTGCGCCATGTCGATCACCATGCCCATCAATGCGCAGGTATCGACCAGATCGTCGTGCTTGCCGGCCGGGAAGCTCAGAAGCTGGTTAAGCACCTTCTCGCCCAGATCCGTCTTCGGCAGGCTTACCTTGCCCATCGCAGCGCGGGCTTGGAACGCGCGGGCGCGGGTCGGCTTGTCCGAGATGGACGGTATCCATTCCGTGCGTGCGAACACGCGGAGCTCGTTCATGCGCCGGGTCAGCATCGGCTTCACCGCCTTCACGATGACGCCAGCCTCCCCGAAATAGCACAACGGCTTGTGCTGCTTGAACAGCCGCAGCAGTTCCTCAATCCACACATCCGCCGAGGTCTGGCCTGTCCAACCGTCAATCAGCGTCAGCGTGTCCTCGTGGTAGTTCCACACAAGGTGCGCGGTCCAATCCCCGCCGTCCTCTGTCACCGCGTAATCGCTGGTGATGTAGATGTGGCCCAGCTTCGGGGGCTCGTCGTGGCGCTTGAACCAGTCCCGCAGGAAGAACGTGCCTTCTTCTGGCGCTGGACGCTGTTGATATAGCGCCGACCAATCACGCGGGCCAATCGCAGCCTTGATGCGATGCAAACGCTCGGTTGAGTATTTCTCAGGCCAGAGCGCTTCGCCTTGATCATTCAGCGCGGGAAGATCGAGAACCTCCCACTGGTCGCCGCCCGTGTCCTGCGCAGCTAACAACCTGCCGGCAAGGTCATCTTCGTTCCAGCGGGTCATGATAACCACTATTGCGCCCTCAAAGGGCTCGGCCTCGCCGCTGGCTATCTCGTGCTGGAAGTCCTGCCAGATGTCGTCATCGTCCAGAACCGAAGTCCGCACGTCGCCCTCAAGGCGGGTGTAGGCCGTTGACGTATACCAGCGCCAAACCTTCTCGCGGGTCGTTTCACTGTCAGCCTCAACCCGATCCTTGAAAGGGTCATCGATGAGGAGGACGTGAGCGCCACGGCCTGTGACCGCCGTTCCCACACCGGCTGCAACGTATCCGCCGCGCCCGTTTGTGTGCCAGCGGCCAGCAGCCTGGCTGTTCTCTGATAGCTTGGTGTCGAAAATGTTGGAATAAAGCTTGCTCCCAACAACGTCCCTGACTTCCCGGCCAAAGTCCGTCGCCAGTTCGCTGTTGTAGCTCGCCGCGATAACCGACCGATCTGGGTTCCGACCCAAAAACCACGCCGGGAAGCGCCTTGAGGCGAGTTCCGACTTGCCATGCCTCGGCGGCATGAAGATCATCAACCGCTTGCACTCGCCCCGCTCAACCCGTTCCAGCGCCTCGGCAATGAGCTTGTGATGCCCTGCCGGCCGATAGTCGGGCTTAGTGTAGCGGGTGAACGCTATCAGGCTCTCCTCGGCCATTTCCCGGCGCAGCAATTCCCTTGCGGCCTGATCTGGCGATATCGAGAAGCTGCGCTCTGGTGAGATCAGACGGCTCATTCGCATCCTGATTTACATTGTGGCGTGTTTCGATGCGCTCTCCGGTCAGAACGCCGAGTTCTTTGATTGCCGCCACAGAGGCCGCGTGAGCGCGATCTTCCTTTGAGGCGACCAGCACCTCTTGAGCCTGCTCGATGAGCCAGGCGGCCGTCACAGCGGCTTTCAGGGCCAATGGTTTGCGGAGTTCGGCAATCCTTGCGGCGACGCTATCATTTGCTATCAGCCTCGCCGCATTGTCCTTCAGGGACTTGTACGCGCCCTTGTAGCCTGCCGCTTTGTAAGCGTCAGTCTGGTTCATGCCTTCGACGATGTATCGGCAGAAGCGTTCCTGCTGTTCGCTCAGGTCACTCACGACGCGTACGTCCAACCGTAATCGCTGCGCCAGTTCCCGTTCACCTCGACGTAACGCAGCTTCTCGATCCTCACGCGGCCGTCGCTGAACGTCACGGTTATGTCCGTGTCGCCGTAGCCCATGCCGAGACCAGTCGTGGTCAGCGTGACCTGGCCGGATGAGACGGCGACAGAGCCGCTGATATTGCTGTCAGTGACAGCGGCAGTAATCGTCGCGCCATTCAACACGTCGGTGAAGTCTAGAACAGCTTTGCCTGTCTCGTCTTCACGTTGCTGCAAGACGAACCTCCCAACACGATGGTCTTTTGTGACGCCGCGCAAGACTTCGCGGTTGTTTTCGCGGTATCGGATGATCGGGTTGGGATAGGCCATCTCGCCTTCCTCTGCGTCACTTCACGAACTGTTGATTTGGAGACAGCCATGTAACTTGAAGCGGTAACGTATCCCGCAACAGGCGAATGCGTATGTTTGGGACATGCGCTGTGAAGCGCTGTGATGTTTGACAATCAATCGGGGCTGGCACGGCAGCAACCGTGTTCTCCAGCCCCTAACGGGAAAGGACCCCGCTATGACCAAATATACCGCAGAAAAGCCTTTTGAACAGCAAGCCTGCCTTGCTTTCGTGGCCCTGTCTGTTGTCACAGCCACCCTCGGCTTCTGGGCCAAGGGTTGGCTTCCCGGAATGCTTCTCACCGTTGCGATGGTGGTGATCGTGTTCTTGCTGTCCCGCGCTGTGGAGCGTGTGATGGAAGCCTGGGAGACACGCAACTACGCCACGGCGACCATCGCCGCAGTCCTCGGCGTAGGTTTCGGCTGCATCGAGGCCGGGCTTAACCACGTAGGCCTGGAACACCTCAACGCAGAATACGCCTTGGCCCCTGATTGGGCTCTCTGGCCCGCCTGTTTCTTCATCTCGCTGGTGAATGTGTTTGCCAGCTTCGGGTTCGCAAGGGCCATGAAGGACCACAGGCAGGTGGCTCCGGTTACAAATCCGGCCCGCCAGCTTGCCAGCATGCGCTGGAACAAAGTCGCCTAAATCAGACGCCCTCGGAGAAATCCGGGGGCGTTTTGCTTTCTGGCCCTATCCATTCCGACCGCTCACGAAGCAGGTTCAGCGAGTATCTGCGCTTTGCCTTTCGTCGGACGTCTTCGCGGACAATCGGCCGGTCGCTAAGAACCAGATGAAAACTACACCAGCCATCATCGGGACAGTCCGCCATCAACCAGACGTAGACGTGACGCCGACGCGCTGCTGCCAGCTTGAAGCCGATGGCCCCGACAGCCTCGTCGCGTTCGGCCTCGAATGCGCAGCGTTGGTAGATGCGTTGAAGCTCGCTGGTTCCGGTATCGTCGGCAACCGTCAAAGAACTAACGATGAAATCGAGGGTTGCGACGGTTTCGGGATCGGGTGACCAGCGCGCGGTTTCGATCTGCGTGACCATTTCGCGGCTGGGCAGGATCATGGCGCCCCTGAATCAAAAATGGCGGCTCCACACAGGAACCGCCACTCTGAATTTACCAAGTAAAGCGATTTGTTGGCGTTGTAAATCGCAACTAGCAAATATGGCAGAACTGGCAAATCAGGTATTCCCGCCCGATCCGTGCTGGATCGCTTTCCACACGATCCACCCCAGAAGCGGCGCGACCGCAATCACCCCGATTAACAGCGCGATTTGATCGATGCTCATGCCGCATCCGCCCGTGTGTAGCCTAGATGATCCGCCAGCGCGGTAAGCCCCACACACAGCACGTCAAGCGAGCGGGGCGGGGACCCGTGCATGACGCGTTGCACCTCAAGGAGCGAGCGATACGAATAGCGCCGGATCGCTGTTACTGCGTCGAGGTACTCGGCAACGGCGGCGCGGGCCTGGTCGTAAGTCATGCCCCCTTCGCCGCTGCCTTGCACGAAGTCGCGAAGCTGGCCGGCAGTCAGCCTAGGCGCGCGGATGGCAACGACATACCGCGCATAGACCGCGCGGGCGTAGCGGCCCGCGTGGTACTGTTCTTCAGTGAGGCGGGCGGCCACCCTATCGACGGGACAGACTTCCTCACGGACGGCCCTGTAATCGCCAAACAGGGCCTGTCTGCGGGCGATGGTTTCGGGCGTTGGTTCGACCGTCTCGCCGCGTGGTGTCTTGCGGCGTTCAATTTCGGCATCGGTTGGACGCAGGCCCCCTGACGGGTAGCGTGCGCCTGCCTTACGTGGTCTCCCCAATCGCCCCATTGGATTACTCCGCTGCGCCGTTGGAGAGGGTCGCCTCGACGAACGTCACGCCATCAAGGAAGGATACGGGCGCCACGACTTCCGGTGCGTCCTTGACCAGTACCATCGCCTCGTCGGCGCGGGACAGGCGATCCTGCGCTGCGAGGTATGCGTCAGAAGCGGACGTGTAGTTGCGGTTTGCCGTGATCTGTTCAGCGCGGGCTTCCATCTGTGCGGCGAAGGCGTGTCGCACTGCGGCGCAGGCTTCCTTGAATTCGTTCAGGGCGAGTTTGTAGGCTTCGGTCATAGGTAGCTCCTTGGGTTGTTAGGACAGTCGCCGGGAGACATCCCCGGTGACGTAGGACCGCTTGCGCTTTGTTTCGGGCGGTCGGGGTACGCTGGTTACAATCGGTGCGGGCTGCTGACGGCCTTTGAC